AAGAAATACGTCCTTTAATGCTGATATGTTGTATTCCGTCGAGCCTTTGCTACCTGTAGCACTTGGAAACCCCTCTATCTCTCCTGATCCTAATAATTCAATCAGCGTTTGAAATTGCTTTGACTGAAGTGCATCTTTAGGTAAATTTGGATCTAACTCAAAAAGTAAATCTGCAACGGCACTTATAATTCCTGTACTTGCTAAAAAAGGCATTATGTTGTTCCCTCCGCTTGAACAGTATCAACACCAGAACTGATTACAACTGAACCTGTAAAAACTTCTCCATAAATTATAGGAATTGGAACACCAGCCCTTGATACGTTTTGAATCGACCCAAAACCAAAAGATTGGAATGTAGGATCATTTTGTGAAAAGCTATCAGCCATAACACCAGTAGGAATCTCTGGTTGTGGCATTAAAAGTTGCGTTGCTTCGTTTATCAACATATTTGTTCCAATCGTTGTTAAAGCAGTTGCAGCTATACCTCCGATTGCAGTGGCAAAAAATCCTGTTGTGGCCGCAGTCGCAGCCGCACCACCAGCAGTTAATAATCCACCTAACACAGCTCCTTTAGCACCTATAGCAATAGGAATTATCTGTATATCTTCATCACTTTGTAAACTTAATAAATCCTCTGTAATTTCCATGCCGCCCATTTTGATCTTATAAAACTGATTGATCATATGATTTTCCACCTCTGGAAAGTTTGCAATCAAAAAATGAAATGCCTGTTTTGGACTTGCAACAGCCGCTTCAAAATATGACTGCCCTAAAAACTTTCTTAATCTGCCATAAACTTTTATTTTTTTAAGCTTCATATCTA